GGTAAATATGCAATACAATCGTATCTTGCATACAAAGTATTATTAGATGTTGATTTAAGGGCATGGTGGAAATTTATTCAATCTAAAACACAAGATTAGTTCAATAGTATACATTTAAAAAACTCAAAAAAGGAGTAATATTATGAAAGCAATCAAAGAAGTAACATCGACGACAGCAATAACATCAGAAGCCGATCATCAGATTCATACGAAACCCACGCAACGTATTAGATTACTTCGCAAATCAAATAATGAGCGCAAGGGTTATCTCTACGCATGTACAAATGGTAGCGATAGATTTCACGTGGGATTCTCCTTATGTCATGATGATAAGTTCTCCGGTGCTAAAGGTATCGAGATAGCTAAAAAACGTGCAAAGCGCAATTCAAAATTGGATAGTTTTATAATATCTAATTATATTGATGGACATATATCTAATGTTGAAGGTTATGTTGTAATACCGGAATCAATAGTGGAGCAATTAGATAATTTCATTGATTATTGCAAGGGCGTATTTGAGCTTAAACCACCTGAGTGGGTTGATGGAATTGGTATAAATGTGTAATTGGTTTATTCGGTGTCGTCCAACGGTAGGACATAAGACCTTGGCTCTTATAATACAGGTTCGAATCCTGTCGCCGAAGCCATAATTTCCTATTTAACATTATATTCTTATTCAGGAAAATGATATAAAATAGGAAATAAAATTGATTATCGAAGCTATATGATAAGATATAAATAACACTTGACATTCATGTTTTAATGTGGTATATTATATCATATTCACTGTTGAAATAGTAGAGCATCACCATGAAACGTATTTAAAATAAACCGAAATACAATTTAAGAAGGAGTTTAATTCCATGTCAAGTAACATTACAATTTCTGAAGGTTTATCATGGTTGAAGACATTAAAAGAACGTCATAAGGAATTGATATCCTTGCGTGATAAAAATTCCACAGAAGAGACAACTCGATGGGGAGAAACTAAAGAAGATAAAATTAAATCACCGGTGTACGATGTGAAGGAATTAGATTCTCTTGTAGCTAATATCGCTATTGAAATACGACATTTGGATGATGCTATTAAACGAATGAATGTTGTGATTACAATATCAGATTATATCAAAGATGAATCGGTCATAGGTGTATTAAAATAACATTTTAACATATATGGAGCGGTTGCGTAATTTATACGCTATATGAGATTAGATTACAGCAGCGTTCACGGGCTGCGTCGCTTTAACAGTAATTTCTATAGCACTGCAAATATCTGCCGTGAGGATGCAAATAACAGACTATAGTATGTTAAAATGTAATCATCCGCTCCATTATATAATAGTAACATAATAGGACGATGGCGAAAAGGGTAGTCGCTGACGGAGATTGGCCAGTCGGGTCGCAACCGGCGAATGGTATTGGATATACCGGTCAGAAATGACATGAATCCTATGTGACCATTGCAAAGTCACTGAATGGACAAACCGGAGACAATCATGCAAGGTTCAAATCCTTGCTCGTCCTATAATATAATTTAAATACAGAAAGAGATGGGTAACTAATCCGGTGCGATATGCAATAAATTGCTATCGCTATGATTACGGATGAAAAATAATTAATCATATACTTCTGAGTTTGGTACAAAACCTACTGCCGTCAATTTGTTAATTGTGATATGCGGTGTGTCAATTGTTATTATGTCCACGGACTTTTAATTATAACTCGATTGTCTATAGGTTTAGTAGCCTATTATTATATTGTTTACCGTTACCATCTTTCTGTAATATAATAGCAATTAGCAATTAGCAATTAGCAATTAATAACATAGGGAATAACAATGAATGAAGAAAAAATACTCACACCTGAGATAGTAGAACTTGTAAAAACTGTGGTAGCTGATACCTTATGGTATAGTGAAAACCAGTGGATAAAATTATGTGTTTCTCTTGGTAGATATACCGAGTATCCGTTTGCTGTGGGTAATTATGTATGTATGAAAACAGATAATACCAATACTATATTAGTTATAAAAAATATTGATTATGCTATTGATAAAGTGAAAGCAGTAAGTTTGTTTGGTGAATATATTTATAAAGATAGTATTGACAACATAAGAATGGCGAAGGATTCAGATTGGAAAAAAGAAATTGGCGGTATGATATTTACTGCATCGATAGAAAAAGGAAATGTGTTGAGATTATATATGGATGGGAAAATATTCACATCTGGGTTTATTATTGATAGAAATTATATTATTACTTTTTGTAAACATTTTAAAATTCCAATTAGAGATATGAGATAGTTATGTCATACAGTAGATGGAGCAATAGCGTATGGTACACTTATTGGTGTGCTGGTGCTGATAATAATCACAGGCGTTCTCAATTATTTGATATATGTGGTGTTATTACATTTACCGCCGGTGAAATTATTGATGATATCGAGAAGTGTTTAGATACTGCATGTGATAAAAGTAAAATCAATAACGACCATAATGAACGTGATGAGTTGCGTAATTACATGATGGAATTTATCACCGATGTTAATAATGATAATCAGTTGATTGGTAATAAGCTGATTATAAAATGAAGGCTTTCCCCGTTGTGCCTGTCGGCTATATGTCGTTCAAAACTAACGGGGGTAAAAAATAATATTAACATTATATAATACAATATATCGGTATAGCTTAAATGGATAAAGCATCTGACTACGAATCAGAAGAGTGAAAGTTCAAATCTTTTTACCGATACCAATAAATTTTAATAAAGGAGAATCAAGATGTCAAAACAAACAGAAATTGTATGTATTATCGACAAGTCAGGTTCAATGTGTACCGTGAGAGATGATTCTATTGGTGGATTCAATACATTTCTAAAAGAACAGAAGAGATTAAAGGACAAGGCAACGATGACACTCGTGTTATTTGATACTTCTTTTACGACAATTTATGAAAATGAACCTATCAATAAAGTAAAGCAACTTAATGAAAAAATTTATGTTCCTGGTGGGTGTACTGCGCTGCTTGATGCAATTGGTTCAACGCTCGTAAATGTTGCTAAGAGATATGATGGCAAAAAGACTAAAAATCAAAAAGTAATTGTTGTTATTCTTACCGATGGACAAGAAAATTCAAGTCGGGAGTATAAAAAGCAACAAATTAAAGATATGATTAGTACTCATCAGGAAAAGCAGAAATGGGAGTTTATCTTTCTTGGTGCCAATCAGGATGCCTTCGCCGAAGCTGATGGAATAGGATTTCAAGCCCGGAATACAGCTAACTATTTGCATACTGGAATCGGGACTCAAAATGCTTATATGAACATATCAACTGCTGTGTCTAATTTTAGAAATACAGGTGATACTGGTGACTGGAAGAAAGATGATGTATCTGCTAAAAAATAATAACCCGGAGAAGTGACCGAGTCCGGTTGATGGTGACAGTCTTGAAAACTGTAGGCGGGAACGTCCGTGGGTTCGAATCCTACCTTCTCCTCCATATAACGAAAGGGTATACCACGATGTATTTGAAAGATGTTTTGCCGGATGATTATGTATTAGATAGTGAAAAAGATGAAATAGCAAAACAATGGATTGCTAAACATTTAATATTTATGGAAAAGGATATGTATGAAAAGTATTATCATCTTAATCATGATGCTGAAATTCCAGATGTTTTTTATGGAGCGAGAGTTGATTTTAAAATAGTATTAGCACCGGGTGTGAAAATAACCGGCGATGTTGGACATATTGAAGTAATACAAGGTAAAATGTAATACAGGAAGAGTGACAGAGCGGTCTATTGTGCTTGTTTGCTAAACAAGTGGTGGTAACACCCGAAAGTTCAAATCTTTCCTCTTCCTCCATTAAAATTAACATAAGGAGAAATACAATGAAAGATGCAACTGATATTAGAAGAATTATTAAGAGTTACTTACCGAATGATTATATATTAGGTAGCGAAGAGAAAGAAAAAAAAGAGCAGTGGTTAGAAGATAATTTTACATTTTTAGGTATTGATGATGGTAATGAATATTATCATCTTGACCATGATGTAGTGATACCAGATCATGTTTCCTCTAACAAAATTATATTAATAAAATCACCGGGAGTTACTATTCTTACTAAGCAAGGTAGAATAGTTTGTAATATAGGCATAAAAGATTATAGAAAATATGGTAATAATACTGATATTCGTTTTGCCTATATAATTGAAGGTGTAAAATAAGTGCAATGAAATATAATCAAATATCGAAGCGAGGGTTTTCCTAGGTTTTCCTCGTTTTAAAGGGCAGAGGATGGAGTTATAAATAAATTCTATCCTCTCTCGAAATCTCAAAATAATTATTGTTAAATTAAATCAATCAACAGGAGGTATCACATGTCAAAGTTACATGAATTACTCGCAGTAGAAGCAGATAAACTCGGTATTGCAAATAAGATTATCGATGAAACGGGCAAGGTATTTGTTTCTAAGCATGAACATTTTGAAGAGTCACATAAATACTTAGAATCATTTTTGGAAGATGAGCGCACCGATGCATTTGAAGAGCATCGCTCCATGGTTACAACTGTACCGGATAAAATCAGCTATATGTTTGAATCATTTATATCGTGTTTAGATTTATTGTACCAAAAGGAACTTACAAATCGCAAGGCATGCGCTGATTTAATTATCAATGATACGGTTATAGCCAAAGATGTTCCTGCGGTCTATCTTCTTGCATTAGAAAATAAGTTCAAGGCAATCAGGAATGTATTTGATGTATTGCCAACATTGAAACCGGGTGTTGAATGGATTAAAGACGAGCAGAAAGGGAATGGTATTTATAAGGCTGTGCATGCAGAAAAGAAATTTAAGACTGCAAAAACATTTCAGCATCAAGTATTATATGAAGCTACAGATAGACATCCTGCACAGATTGAGAAATGGGAGGAAACTAAAAATGTCGGTGTATACATTACTGAACGTTACAGTGGCATGACTACTCCAATTCAAAAATCTATTTATCTGAGTAAAATCGATCAAGTAATTCAAGCATGCAAAAAAGCTCGTCAGCGTGCTAATTGTCAGGAAATAGTGCAGTGCAGCATAGGTAAAAATATTATAGATTTTATTATGAATGATTAGAATAATTAATATAATTAGATTATATGGGCAAACTTATTCTTATTATTATTATTAAAAATGCTCGTAGCGATATATATATCGCATGAACGAGATATGTTATTGTTATCTTTATACCCAACAAATTTAAAATTCTCTGATGTATGACGGAGTTAATAATGAATGCACATTAATTCGTACATGAGTTCGATTCTCATCTTCGCCTCCATAATGATATACATAAGATGTATCACTATGATGGCGAAGTCGTCCAATGGTAGGACACGGCTATTATCTAAATGATATTCATTATTTAACAGATTGTCATGAATGAGAAAAAAACTACTTATGAATAGCTCAATTGGATAGAGCAACAGACTTGAAATCTGTAGGTTGAGGGTTCGATTCCCTCTAATATAAGACAATATCGGGGAGTAGCGACAGGATAGTTCGTTGCTCCCCATCTTAATATATAATACATAGCGTTATTGCTATATCACTATTCTTCTATTATTCTGCTATACTTTTCAACATGTTATCAACTTATCCACCGCGAAGTGAATTTCGCTATAAGATATATCCATACTCCTCAAATTATTTTTAATATTAGTTAAAATAATACTTGACATATAGCTATATATGTATTATACTATGGTTAGGTACATTTTGAAATTACAAAACTAACGTTAGTCGGAGGATTCATATGTTAAAATCAAAATCAAGGTCAAAATCAAAATCAATGTCAAAGTCAAATCATGAAAATGTAAAGCAGAAGGAATTCCGCACGCAACCTGTGAAGACCATCAGATGGAGTAGATTCGACGGCGAAGACCCGTATGACCCGATACAACGTGTTATCGATCATCAACTGGCTATTCCATGGTGTGCGGAATGGTTCCATCATAATTCTAAATCCGATAAATCTTATATCTCATCATCTTCGTCTCGCGGTTCATCATCCATGCAGAAAAAGAATGATATTGAGAATAGAATCTTAGGTGCTATAGAATGGAAATATAAACGTAAGTTGCGTAATTGGAAAATATTTAAATTATATTTAGACGGCTTCTCACAGCAACAACTATCTGATAAATTTGAACTTAGTGATAGACAAATTAGACGTATCATAAAAAAGGTAAAATAAAATGTCCGTTTTGTGTATTCTCATTCGTATATGTAGTAGGAGATGTAATCAATGACTTATGAACAGTTATACAATGAACATAGTGAATCGTTGCTTAATTTTTTATCCACAATGCTTAAAAACAAGCAGGATATCGAAGATATATCACAAGATACATGGATGTCTATATACCAACAGTTTGATAATTACGATCAGTCAAGAGATTTTTATCCATGGATGATTGAAATAAGTAAAAATTTAGTATATGATATGCAAAAATCATTCTCAAAAGAATACGAAATTCCTATTAGCAACCTCGGCGAAGAAGAATATTCAGATATAAATAACATTTTATACAGTATATATGAAGATAGCGATGCCAACTAAACCAAAACGTTCCTGTGCGTATATCTCATGTCCAAATAGAGTACCTGCAGGACAAACATTTTGTAGACAACATCAGAAGGAACAGGTTAGACGGTACGATAAGAAACGAGGCTCATCCTATGATCGTGGATATAATGTCCGATGGCGCAGAGCACGTCGCATGTATCTTAATCATCATCCGTTTTGTTATGAATGCGGTGGATTAGCTACTGTAGTAGATCACATTATACCTCATAAGGGCGATCAAGATTTATTCTGGGATGAATCTAATTGGGGTTCAATGTGCACTGCGTGTCATGGTAAGAAGACAGCAACTGAAGATGGTGGATTCGGTAATAAACCCAAGCGACAGGAATTAACTCATGCCGGTAGCAGGTAATAAAAAGAAACCTCTGAAGCTGAAACTATTAGAAGGTAATCCTCGTCATGAGAATTTAGATTATGAGGAACCCATTCCTGAATCCGGCGAACCTGATACTCCATCACATCTATCATCCTATGCAGAAACTATATGGGATAATACATGTGATCATCTACGTGGCATGAATATATTAGCTAAATGCGATGAAGTAGTCATAGAAACATTCGCACGTATCACAGCAAGATGGCAAGCTTTAGAGCGTGATATCGATAATGAAGGGCAATTCATGGTGGTGCCGATAAGAATTGGCAAATCACCGGATTTACTTTATGATGATAAAGGTAACGTTTTAACTACAATAACCGCAAATCCCCGTCTCTCAGAATCAAGATTATTATTACAACAAGTACGCATGTTAGCTGCGGAGTTAGGTTTAAGTCCTACTGCACGTGCACGATTATCAATGCCGTCATCGGGGAAGAATAAGAAGCAGGATGACATGGAATCTATGCTTGGTGCAATGTAAGATATATATTATATATTATATATTATATTTTTTTTACTCTTAAAATAGTATTATAGCTATAAGCGATTTTAAATCGCAAAGGATTATGAAGTGGGATATAACCATGTGTATACTGAGAAAGGTTTGAAGCGAGCGGAACACGTTCGTAGGTTTATTCAGAATCTTCATCATACCCAAACACCATATGCAGGGAAACCGTTTATATTAGCACCATGGCAATGGGAACGCATTATAAAACCTTTATACGGTGTATTAAATGACACCGGGTTAAGACAGTATCGCACGTGTTTAACTATGTTGCCACGTAAAAATGGAAAATCTGAAATTTGCGCTGCATTAGCATTATATCATTTGTTTGCAGATGGTGTTAATGGTGGCCAGGTCTATTCGGCCGCAGTCAATAAAGAACAGGCGTCATTAGTATTTAATGTAGCTGCTCAAATGGTTAGACAGAATCCCGCATTAAATTCACGCTGCAAAATAGTAGATTCTCAAAAGCGTATTATATATTATGAGAAGAATAATTTTTACCGAGCAATACCAGCGGATGCACCGGGTGCTCATGGATTCAATGCATCGGCAATTATATACGATGAGGTACATACAGCGGCAAAACGTGATTTATTTGATGCTTTGGCCACTTCCATGGGTGTTAGGGATGAACCTTTAATGATTATGATTACTACTGCAGGATATGATCGCAATTCAATTTTATGGGAACAATATACATATGCTCAGAAGATAATAAAAGATATTGAAAGTGATGAAGTTGAAGATAAGACATTCTTGCCAGTAATTTATGAAGCATCGCAAGATGATGATTGGACTGCATCGGAAACATGGTATAAAGCAAATCCCGCTTTAGGTGATTTTAGAAAATTAGACGAACTTGAAAATCAATGTAAGAAGGCACAGGCTCTACCATCATACCAGAATACATTTAAACAATTATACCTCAATCAATGGGTAGGACAGGCAACGCGATGGATTGATATGAAACTATGGGATTCGCAAGCCGGCGAACCAATAGATGAAATATCGTTAATAGGTAAAAAAGGATGCGGTGGACTCGATCTCTCATCAGTATCAGATTTAACTGCATGGGTAATGGCGTTTCCACGGTATGCAGAATCAAATGATGAATCGTTCGGTATGAATAGAAATAATGAAGTATACGGTAAAATAGACATTCTATGTAGATTCTGGTGTCCTGAAGCACGTCTCTACGCAGATAACAATAAATATAAAGATCATTATCAAGCGTGGGCACGCGATGGATATTTATTTACAACTCCGGGCGATGCAGTAGATTATCAATTTGTAAAGAAACAAATAGTTGATGATTGTAATCGATTTAAAATACTCGGTATGAATATAGATCGATTATTTCAAGGTTTTCAATTAGCTATGGAATTAGAAGACGCTTTAGATGGTATCACAGAAGTATCCACCATGGGTATGGGACATTTATCATTTGCAATCCCAATGAAAGAATTTGAGCGGAAGTTACTTAATAGACAACTCCATCATGGTGGCAATCCAGTTTTGAAATTTATGGCAGATAATGTAGCTGTTAAGCCTAATGCAGCAGGTGACCTAAAGCCTGATAAAGCAGCATCGCAGGGTAAAATAGATGGTATAGTCGCTCTTGTCATGGCAATAAGTCAATTATTACAACATGAAGACAAAACCTCTGTATATGAAGAACAGGAATTATTCGTATTTTAAGCGTACATAATTTGAAATCGTTAATGTGAATTATAAATTATAATATATGATTAAAAAACTAATTAAAAATATAGATACACGAGATATATTTATTATCATAGGTCTTATTACTATGTGCTCCGGTTTGTGGATATTAAAACCTTGGATCAGTCTCACTGTGTGCGGTGGTTTTATATTATACCAAGCATTAATAATAGAAGCGAGGAAATAATATATGGGTTTGTTTCCATCGAGACAAGAACAACGATCTGCGCATAGTCCATTAGATGATTTTTGGTATAAAGTGTTCCCTAATATTGATACTGCGTCCGGTGTTAAGGTTAGCGAATCAACCATGCTGGAATCATCTGCAGTGTTCGCATGCATCAATGTAATCTCACAAGATATAGGTCAATTACCCGCTCATTTGTACAAACGTATCGATGAAAAAGGTAAAGAACGAGCTGTAACGCATTCGTTATATAATATCTTGAGATATTCACCATGTCCTGAAATGACTGCTATGTCATTTAAAGAAACGTTACAATCGCACATCTTAACATGGGGTAATGCGTATGCTAATGTTGATAGAGATAAACAAGGTAGAATAAAGGCTCTATGGATACTTAGTCCGAGTAAAATGGAAATAGTGAGAGATGGCACTAGATTATTATATATATATACATTGCCATCAGGTGAAAAGCGCAAATTAACTAAGGATGAAATATTTCATATACCGGGATTATCATTTAATGGTATTACTGGCTATTCACCTATTACTCTCATGCGGGAATCATTAGCTCTTTCCATGGCAGAGCAAGAATATCATGCTAGGTTTTTTGGTAATGGTGCAATGGCAACACAGATAATGACACATCCGGGCCACGTATCCGATAAAGGTAAACAGAATATACGCGCTGGATGGGATAAGATGCATAAGGGGTTATCCAATGCACATCGCATGGCAATATTAGAAGAGGGCGTGGATATAAAACAAATCGGATTAACTCATGCAGATAGTCAATTTTTAGAAGGTAGAGAATTCCAAATAAATGAATTGGCGAGATTTTTCCGTATGCCACTTCATAAAATACAAAAGATGAATGACACATCGTACAATAATATTGAGAATATGTCTTTAGAATATGTTACTGGTACACTTATGCCGTGGGCTACAAAATGGGAACAGGCTGTACATTTATTCTTGTTAGGTAGAAATGAGAAATCACAATACTTCGTAGAGTTCATGTTTCAGCAGATGCTTAGAGGTAATGCGGAGGCACGAGCTAAATTTTATCAATCAATGTGGTCAACTGGTTCATTGTCACCGGATGATATTAGAGCAATGGAAAATCTTAATCCAATAGCTAACGGAGATGGTGATCAATACTTCGTACCGTTGAACTTCATACCTATAGATAAAGCAGGCGAAGCTATAAATCCTATAAAAGATACAGGTGCAAATAACACAATAGACAATTCAGATTCAAATGATGATAGCGATGATTCCAATGATGATACTAAATCAATTTCATATAAAGAGTTACGTTCAGTCAAAATACGCAATAGATACCGCACCGCATATATCCATCTATTCAATGATGTAGGCGATGCATTAGTTAAAAAAGAAACATCATATATTAAACGAGCAATTAAGAAACATGGTAATACGGATAAGTTCATAATCGATATTGAAAAGTTCTATGATGGGGAAATGCGTAAATTTATCCAGAGAAGATTTGGAGCTGTAATATCAACATATCATAGTACATTAGCACCTGAGATATACGATGAGTTGGGCATAGATAGTGAAACCGATCCTATAGATGGTATTGAAACGTTTACACAATCATATATAGATAAATATTATAATAGACATGTATCATCGTCATTAGGACAAATTAATTATTTATTACATCCTAGCGATAAAAAATCTATTAGAACGGATTTATACGAAGAACATAGAGTGGATGCGGATGATGATGTCGATGAAGAGGATAATGAGTTAGCAGCTTTAGATACACGCATGGACGAATGGAATGAGAAGCGTGGTGGAAAGATAGCTGTGGCAGAGATAGTTCGTGCAGAGGGTGCTATAGTCACCTACATGACACTCTCAGTGGAACGTTCACTCATATGGCAAATTCAAGGAAAAAATACATGTGAAGCATGTCAATCACTCGCGGGTCAGATAATTCAAAAGGATCAATGGTTCGTTGAGCAAGGTGACGATGTAGACAATGGAGATAAGAATTCAATTCATGTGAGCTATTCACGCAAGCATCCGCCGTTACATTATGGGTGTGATTGCATGGTATTACCGGGATAATAATAGAATACATATAACATAATAATATATAACAAAGGAGTTAACTACATGCCATTAGCAAAACCTAAGAAGGGGGAGAAGAAAGACGAGTTTATCTCTCGCTGTATGTCAAATGATACCATGGTATCGGAATATCCTGATGAGAAACAACGTTTAGCAGTATGCAATACTCAGTGGAGCGAATCTAAGGAAGCTAAGACAACAGAGAAAACTAATATGATGGAACGTAGGTATCTTACTATGGAGTTGCGTTTATCTGATGATGATGGTGACAATGTCACTAAAATCCAAGGTTATGCTGCACGTTTTAACCAGTGGGGTGAAGGATGGGGATTCAGGGAGAAAATTGCTCCCGGCGCATTCAAACAGACAATAAAAGATAACGACGATGTTAGAGCACTATTCAATCATAATCCCGATTTACCTTTAGGTAGAACCGGTTTGAAAGGTGATGGTAAATTAATCCTCCGTGAAGATGAAAAAGGTTTATGGATGGAACTTACACCTACTAATACTACTATCGCGAATGATCTCAAGGAGAATATACGCACTGGTGTAGTATCACAGCAATCATTTGGATTTGAGGTACGTGAAGACGAATGGACATATTTCGACGGTGAGAAGGAAAAACCTGCGGAGCGTGTTCTTAGAAATGTTAAATTATATGATGTGTCACCGGTAACATATCCATTTTATACCGATACTTCAGTAGCTCTACGTTCGTTAGATAAATGGAAAGTAGAACATAATATAACAGAAGTAACAGATGATACTGCTAATACTACCGAAACTCTCGAAATTGTCAAAAATGAGACAAAATCATCTGACGAACCAATCGAATTGGAATCTGTCACAAATCCCAACAACATTACAATCAACATAAACATTGAAGGTTTAGACGCACAAATTGCACAAGAAGAAATAGAAAGAACTCTTGATAGCCTTAGAACAGTTGAACTACCAGAAGATGTTGAGTCAGATGAGCACAGTCCATCCGATGAAAATCCAATCGAGGATAATACATCAGCCGAGGGAGCGACAAAATCGCATAATGATATCCTGAAACGCAGACGACAGTTTAAAATGACAGAGGAAGAGTATAATTTTAACAATAGATATCGCACTAGTGATAAAATCACGAATCGATATTAAACTTAATTAATAGGAGGTGTATTAAATGACACTTCAAGAAAGACTTGATAAGCTTATTGAGGAACGCAAAGCAATAGTAGTTAAAATGGATACATTGCTTGAGAAAGAATCATTAACGGATGAAGATAATACCGAATATGATACTTTAAATGTACGCAATGGCGAAATCAAGAAACATATTGAACGTTTGGATGCGCAGATTGCAGATGCATCAGAGATGCGTGAATCTGTATCAAAAGTAATTCTGCCCGATCCGAATGCAACAGCAGATAGTACTATCAGAGCTACTGAAATTAAGGATCGTCCTTATGTATATAAATCACTTGGACTGCAGCTTTTTGATGTTGCTAATTTCACCACTGGCAGGGATCGTAATTCTGAAAAACGTCTAAAGGAATCCCGTTCTATACTATCTCAGGAGGAACGTGCTATTACCGGTCTTGGTAATATGAATCCATCTGAAGCTGGTTTTTTAGTTCAGCAAGATTTTTCAGATGTATTAATCCAACGCACACACGAATCGGGTATAGTTAATTCTCGATGTGATCATAAAACTATAGGTGCTAATGCCAATAGCTTCACTCAGAATTATCTTGCTGAAACTTCACGGGCTGATGGCTTCAGAGGTGGTGGCATTGCTGCATACTGGAAGAATGAAGGTACGGATTTCACAGCATCGCATCCTAAATTCGGACAGATTAATTTAGCACTTGATAAGTTAACTGCACTATGCTATGCTACCGATGAGAATTTAGCTGATGCAACTCAGCTTGAATCGATTATCATGGAAGCATATCCCAAAGAGATTAATTATAAATTGGATGATGCTGTAATTAATGGTGATGGTGTAACTAAACCGTTGGGATTCCTCAACTCAGTTTATCCTTCAGGCATGACTGTGAGTGTAGCAAAAGAAACTGATCAA